TGATCAAAAAGCATGGTGAGGATCTTGAAAAGCAATTTGCCAGTGAACAGGAGATTGAAGGCAAGATCAAAGATCTATCCAAAGAAAAAAATGATGAAAACATCAAGCAGATCAAAGAAATTTACGATCAACTGAAGGCCAGAAAATGAGAGAATTTTCAGTTTATAAATTGCATGTGTCAATGAATGCTTTCAAAGGCGATTCCGTCTCTTTGCATAATTTTTTCAAGACAATCTGCCTGCTCAAAAACTCCGGCGGCTTTACCTATAAAAGCTCCGACACAGGTTTTGTTATCAACTCAATCACCTCAAACATTGTGCTTGATGTGTGCATCGATGACTATGAGTATACGAACGAGTATTTTGATCTGATGCTGGATAATAAAACCATCTCAATGAGGTATCTTGTTGAAAAAATGGTGACTATCTCTTTAAAGATCGTTCGCAATCGCGCTTACTGCAAACAGGTTTTAGCTGCTCAAGATCCAGAAAAAGAATTGATCAAGCTGGCAAATCGATTTTACAAAACGCTTTACATTTCAGCAGTGGACAATCTCCACTTTACAAAGAGAGTCTTAAAAAATGCTCAATAGAATGCACTTAATTGGCCGAGCTGGCAGTGATCCACAAATCAAGAAGATCGGTGAAAAAGATCTTGCTACCTTCTCCGTTGCCTATTCAGAGAGATACAAAGATCAAGATCAAGTCACTTGGTTTAATTGTGAAGTTTGGGGACAACTTGCCAATCTCGTCTCAACTCAACTCAAGAAGGGGGATAGGATCACCGTCATTGGCAAGATCCAGATCAACCAGCATGAGGGAAAAACTTATGTCAAACTCCTTGCCAGTGAGATCATTTTTCTATGAAGATCAAAGATAGAAAATCAATCCTCAATCTCTATGTATCAACGAAGCTCATCGGTTTGCTTGACGCTTTCAGTGATAGGCACTCGATCAAAGTTTCAAAGTTGGCTGAAAAACTGATGCTTGACGGCCTCAACAAGTCTGAATTGGATCAAGTTTTGTCTATCGATGATGATGATGCTATTGAGAAAATCACTACTAAAATCATTCGGGAGCTGGATCATGGCAAAGACTAAAGCAATCGCTAAAAATGATACGGTTGATTCTAAAGCCGGCAAAAATAGCACTGCACTAACGAAAAAGCCAGAAGAAGATAAGGCTGAAATCGCAAAGAGAAAGAGGCTGATCTCAACTGAGCAAGTACTTGATTTCATCTCTCAAGGCTTATCCCAAACTGACGCTTTATCTCTTGTTGGGATTGCATATAGCACTTGGAATGGATGGATGAAATCTGATCCGGATTTAGTGGCAGACATCAAACGAGCTGAAATCTCATTGAAGATCAAGCACCTTCAGAATATTCAGCGTCATTCTGAGAGCGATGTGCGTGCATCTCAATGGCTACTCGCTCGCAAGTTTCCATCAGAGTTTGGAGAGAAGTCAACGATTGATATGAATACAAAATCAGATGATAGCAAAGTAATCATCAATGTTATTCAGCAGGTGCAAAAAGAGAAGCATGCTCAAGTCATACAAGTAACGCACGAATTGCCAGAAGAAATTGACGATGAAGAAGACTGATATTGAGCTCAAACTTAATCCCTTGCAAATCGATCTGATCGACAAATTGATTTATTCCCATGATCCATTTATTGCCGTTAGAGCTGGCTGGGGTAGTGGTAAGACATCTGCTTTAGTATTCGCTCTATGGACCTGGTCAAGCATCCATCCAAACAAGTCATCCCTTCTGATCACCGACACAGCGCCACGATATCGATCGGTCTTAGGTCCAGAAATTGAGAAATGGCTTGTGCCTTATGGTTGGATATACCACCAGCAAGAAGGTAAATGGACGGCGCCAAATGGTCATGTCGTTTGGTGTAGATCATATTTCAGACCAGGTACAAGAGATGCAACGCACAATCCGCTTGAAGGTCTCAACATCACAAGCGGATTGGCGTTGATTGATGAGTGTCAAACTCTATCTGAAGAAGTTGCTCAAAAGACTTTAGGCCGTCTCCGATCTGGTCCATCTCCTAAATTAGTTATGGTTGGCCTGCCAGTTTGGGGGGCTTGGTGGGTAGATTTTGCAGAAAAAGCAGGATGCTCACCAATCTTCTATTCAAGCCATGTCAACAAAAACAATCTATCTGAAGCATGGTTTGAGGCAGTCAAAAACCTACCGGAAGCTGAACGGCTGGCAATGGTGGAAAATCAGCCAAAGCCTCCTCAAGGTGTTGTCTTCAGTGAGTGGACACTAAGCCACATCATAGACGATTGGCAGTATCAGCCCTCCATGAGTGCAAGAATTGTGGTTGACTTTGGCTTTAGAAAACCTTCAGTCTTGATCTTGGCACATGATCCGTCTCTAAATGCTGAAGTCATCTGCGCTGAAATTAATCCTCAAGAAATCACTTTGTCAGATCTTGCCAAAGAGATCTTAAAGATTGCTGCGCCTCGAGAGCTAGCCAAACACTACCCCAATCGCATCATGCTTGATGGTGCATCAGGTGATAAGGCTGGCTCAGCTAGATCAGATCGCACTGCTCTATCTGCCTTCCATGAGCTGGCTAAACCGCCGGCACAAGGTGGGATTGGTATGCCTTTTAGGTGGTCAACTGATCCAATACGAACGGACATCTTAAACGGCGTTCAAAGAGTTAAACGGCTTATCCACCAAAGAAGAATTCTATGCACCAAAGAAGTTTGGGATAAAGGTGGATCAGCTCAAGGCAATTCCTTCCGAAAGGCAATCTTATCATATGCTTGGGATGGCAAAGAGATGCCAAAGAAAGACGGGAAGGAGGATCCACTCGACGCGCTCAGATACGATGTTATTAATTGGCTTTGGCGTGATAGTGAGATGCTGCCAGATAAGCCAATTCCATCCACTTCTTTGACGGTCAAAAAGAAGATCGATCTTGTACAATCACATATCAAAGCGATGAGGAGTCACTAAATGCTAGAAGAAAACAAAATCCACTTAGGCGATTGCCTTAACCTTATGCCATCCATTCCCAGCAAGTCAATTGATATGATACTTTGCGATTTGCCTTATGGCACAACTGCCTGCGAGTGGGATTCTATTATTGATATGGGAAAGCTTTGGCAGGAGTATGAGAGAGTGATTAAGGATAATGGAGCTATTGTTTTGACGGCTCAAGGCATGTTTGGCGCTAAGCTCATGACATATAGAGAAAAATGGTTTAATCACGATTATGTATGGGTAAAGAATATGCACTCAAACTTTGCTTTAGTAGGTATCCAGCCTTTAAGAGTTTTTGAAAATGTGCTTGTCTTTAGACCGCCTAGAAGAGAAGATATAGAGATACAATTCAACAAAGAATTAAGGGCGTATTTCAAGCAGGTTAATGATTATATTGGGTTAAACAGAAAAAAGATAAATGACATACTGGGACACAGGAAAGCCGAACATTGTTTTTACTATGATACCTCCCAATTTGCATTATGTACGGAAGAGACTTATGACCAATTGATAAAGTGTTTCAAGATTGACCAGATGCAGGGATATTTGACCTTTGAAACTTTGCAATCTATGAGAGACAAACAAATTTATCTTCCATATACTTTTAACTTTGATGATCGTATTAAAAGTACAAAGCAAATAAAGAACGCCGCATTTGGAAGTATGGATACATTAGGGAATTGTGCAAAAGACTACAAAGGACACATAAGCAAAGCCTATGTTAACTATCCTAGAAATGCACTCTATTTTGATGTTGAAAGAGGATTACATCCTACTCAAAAACCACTAGCCTTATTTGAATATTTAATAAGAACCTACAGCAATGAAAATGAAGTAATCTTAGATAATTGTAGCGGTAGCGGTACAACGGCAATCGCTTGCATGAATACCAATAGAAGATTTATCTGCATTGAGAGGGATGAGACCTATCACAAGAAAAGTCTTGAGAGACTGGCAAATCATGAGCCACTATTGCACATGGGGGAGAAATGCTAGGCAATACCCTTTTAGCAAGACTACAAGTTGACACCATCATCATGGATTTTTTCTTGCCACTGGATGCAACATATCAACTTTTAGACCAGGAGATTGTTGATAGATTGAGGCACTTGGAAGAGGCTTATCAAGGCAAAATAAAGCGAGCTGAGTTGATCTTTATGCATAGAGATTGATCAGAAAGATGCAGAAAGGAGAAAGATGATGCACAAAGAAATGACCGATGATGAGAGAGTTTTGATGATTGAAGAGATGATTGAGCGAGGGGAAGTTTATCATGGATATAGGGACGATGAAAAAGTCTTTTATTCCAAAAGAAACAGGAAATATGAGTGCACTAGAGAAGAGTTTATGAGCGCTTATGATCCCCAATTAACATGGATCGCTATTGCTCAAAAGCTGGGGATGAGTCAATCCGCTTGCATCAAGTTTGGGAGGCAGTATTTAACTGGTCATGAAGGTCGTAAAAAGAAACCGAATTATGCAAGAAAAGTGACAGATGAGCAAGTTGTTGAGGCGTTCAAAGGTTATCCAACAAAGCGAATGTCAGCCATTGCAAAAGACTTAAAAATCGAGTGGCCCAGTCTTTATTATAGAGCAAGAAAGTTGAACTTAATTCCATGACAAAAAAAATGACCTCAGACGAAAGAGTTTTGATGATTGAGGAGATGATCGAACGGGGAGAGGTTTATCATGGGTATCGGTCAAATAAATATCCCTCAAGCCTGCCAGAGCCAAAAAAATCAAATGTTAGAGTTGGCGGAATAAAGGGTAGAAGCATGGCAGATGTGCCTCAATCCGAATTAATGGAAGTTTTAAAAGAGTATCCGGAAAAGGGGCTGACTGCTATCGCAAAAGAGTTAAATATTAATTTGGGATCTCTCAGATATAGGATGAGAAAGCTAGGAATAATCTGTTGATTATCAAGGGGCTTGATTGATCTTCTTGATCTTCTCTTCCACTCTATCCAATCGATCGGCAAGCTCATTATCGCCAATCAAAATTTTAGTTTGATCCTTAGCTTGAGCATCGATCTTGCTTTCTAGAATGTTGATCTTCTTTTCAATTTCTTGTCTCTCAAAATCACAAACCAAAGCATGGTCTTTGTCTTCTCTCTCTTTTTTTTGCATCTTCTGAAACATCAAGACTACTAGGATGATCAAAGCAAGTGGGGTATTGTCTTTGGTGATCTTCATGAGCTGCTGGAATTGGTCAATCTCTGGCGGCAGCTCAACAAGCGATTGCGTTTGAACCGGTGAAGGTGCATCGGCTTGAGCAATGAGCATCTGATCTTCTGGATATAAAAACATATCTTCTTCTTTCTGATAAATGAATTGATCTGGGATCAGTTTTATTTTACTGTCTTTTTTAAGTAGCTTTTCAATTCTTTTTTCTGAGTAGTGGATGACTATCTTTGAGCCTTCCAGAAACTCACAATCTTCCAGCTCATATACTTGACCTTTGAAAAAGATCTTGCCGGAAGTGGTGATAAAAAATTCATCATCTATCTTGCACATATTTTCACCTTGAGCGTGTTTATCAATCCGGTTGCTTTGTGTTTCTAGGTGTAGTTTTTCTTGCTTTCTGCACCTAGTTTTAAATTTTATTTGATATAATGGTATTTTGTGCAATAAGATATAAGTTAATTGATTAAGGTGAACAAATGACTTCATTCCCATATATGACCATGACAAGATCCACTCAAGAGATGCCGTATCTATCTCAGGAAAAGCCACATTTTCAATCGTATGGGATCAGTGGAACATCTATTCAAGGCGGGTATATCACTGGCAAGGAACAAAATCCGGCTTTGTCTGGTAGATCATGGACCAGAGAAGCGGAAGATATGCTTGCAACTGATCCAATCATCAGACGGTCTTGGAATTTGGTCAAGCAGACCCTCTTGTCTGCCAAATGGGAATTCAAAGCGGGCAGGGACGGCGATCAAACAAGTGAAGAGCTTGCAAGATTTGCCAATGAAGCATTTGGATTTAAGGGATATCCGGGCATGATGGAGTTGTCTTTTGAAGATCAATTAAATTATCTTTTGGAATTTATCCCACATGGTTGGAGATATGCAGAAGAGATTTATTGTGTCGCTAAAGACTCTCTAGGAAAAGAGAAAGTCTTTCTCAAAAGATACGCTGATCGTGAGCCGTCATCTCATCAACAATGGTTGTCAGCTGACAAGCAGAATTTAGATGGCGTTATTCAAATCATGGTCGGCGGGGTAAATCCAGAACCTATCCCAGCATCAAAACTTTTACTTTTGACTCTCAATCGCACTGGATCAAACTTCGAAGGTATTGGCCTTTTACGTCCATGCTGGTGGTGGTGGAAAGAGAAACAACGGTCTGCTACTCTCATGGCTATCGGTCTTGAAAAGTGGGCTGTGCCTACGCCAATTGTTAAAGTCAATCGTCAAGCAATTGATCAGATGGGGATTTCAAGCGGTGATGTTGATGCAATGATCAATGAAGCTCAGCAGCAAGCGCAGGCCTATGTTGTGCAGGAGCAAAGCTATTTAGTTGAAAACAACATCGTTTCTTTTGATACCTATGGAGGATCAACCGGCTTTGATGCTGGTGGCGCTTTACAAGTTATTCAAGAGTGCGACAATCAAATTTCTCAAGCCTTCATGGCGCAATTTATGAATTTAGGGATCTCTGACACTGGATCAAGATCAGTCGGTGAAGTGCATTTGTCAGTCTTTAGGCGTGCATGCATTAACTTCCTCGATCTGGTGGCCAGTGCAATCAGTGGACAAGATAGACGGGGAGGCGGCACCATTGGCCGTCTTATTCGTTGGAATTATGGAAACATTGAGACAACAAAACTCCCCCGCTTAGTGCATACCGGCCTAGATGCTGATGCACTTGCAGAAGCCTTGATCTCATTGCCTTCCTTGGTACAAGCTCAACTACTCACACCAGATGATGACCTTGAGCGTGCTATCAGACAAAAGATCGGCGCCGGTCAGTTGCCAATGGAGGCCACTAGAACCGCACAAGATCGAGCAGTTGCACAAAATCCAGCTTTGGCGATGGCTGAAAGATTGCGAGCTATCAGATGAATGAAAAACAAATATCACTTGCTAAACAAAGATTGATGAATAGACGAGTTGGCGCTTATCTCAATGCACCTAAAAAATATGAGGGAATTGATTTTACTCCACCTCAAGGGGTGAGAGATGCAGCGATCAGAGCACTAAAGAAACGAGCTGAGCAGCCACCTTCAAAGCGTGGCATGACTGCGGTGGGTATTGCTCGAGCAAGAGATTTATCTAACGGCGTTACTTTATCACCAGAGACCATTAAGAGAATGGTGGCTTATTTCACAAGGCACGAAGTTGACAAACAGGGCTCAACTTGGGATGAATATGGAAAAGGCCGGCAGGCTTGGGATGGTTGGGGCGGTGATGCTGGTTATACTTGGGCAAAGAAGATTTTAGCACAAATGGAGCGAGCTGATGAGAAAGAAAAGGCATTGTCAGAGACTTCCATGCAGGCCGCCGATCGTACTGACCTTAAGGCATTTAGAGAAAGAATCCGGTTGGGGGAAGTTGCTTTATATCCAGGACAAGACATTAAAGTGCTTTCTTTGGGTAAGGTCAACAGCCGGATCAACGGCGAGACTATTCAAGAAATTTCAAT